TTAACGACAAAGCACTTGAAATTTTACAAAAGCGGTTTAATAAAGTAGAGCCGAAATTTGTCAAACAAGTTGTTGATTGGATAAATAAGTTTAGAACTACATCAGGCAATTTAGTAAGGTCTAAAGAAAACATAGCGCGTTTAAGTTCGTTTAAAACTGCTGTTAATAGGTTTTTAGAAAAGGCTGGTTATAATGTAATGGTTTCGGCTTTTTTAGAAAACTTTGACGAAATTGGCGCCAATACACAGCTTGCGCAACAAGAATTAAACGGCATTGATATAACAAAAAGTTTTTTGAATCCATTCAAAAGATATGCTGTTAATAATGTAATAGCAGCAATGCAGGGCCAAGGCTTAAACGTAAATCTAATAAACCCGCTTAAAAATGAATTGCTAATTGCAGTAAATCAGGGTAGCAGTTTAACAGATGTTGTTACTTCGATTGCAGGCCAATTAACAACAACTGAAGCAAGGCAAGGCGTTTTAAAAAGAATTAGTTTACAGGCCTCACGCGATGCGTTATTACAATATGATGGTGTGGTTAACGAAGCGGTTCGAAAGTCTTATAAGATGGATGCTTTGCTTTACGTTGGTTCTATTGTTAAAGATAGCCGCGCACAATGTGAACGATGGGTACAAGAAACAAAAAACGGCAAATTAGGTTTGATATTATTTGAAGATTTGCAAAGCGAAATTGATTGGGCAGATAATAACGGTACTGGTATGATACCTGATACAACGCCTGAAAACTTTTGTCAGAATCGCGGCGGTTATAATTGTAGGCATATCGCTTACCCGGTACGATCACAAAACTATATTAAAAAATAACACATGAAAAACTTTCAAAAAATACTTAAAGACCGCGGTTATTATAGCGGTGCAATTGATGGCATAGTTGGGCCATTGACACTTACAGGTGCAAAGCAATGGATTGATGCGGAAATGAATATAAGAGGATGGGTAAAGCCTGTTAATGACCTTGTGTGGATTAGGACAGACCAATCATTTGATAATAAGTTTTCAGATTACTGCGTCAGGTTTAACAACCGCGTGGCCGACATGATTTTACTATGCAGCACAACACCCGGCGATTTTATCATTTTTAATCCTTTGACCGTTGGCGGCATTACTGGTAGCGCGGTTGCATGTGAGCAGCAAGTGATCGGCTCACATAAATTTGTTACTGCACGTGATTGGAAACACCTTTGGTTAAATGCTCCGTATTTTTACCAAGCGGGTGCAATAGAAATTTTCCGCGATAATACACGTGACCGCAAATTAGATAAAACAGTTAAAACTAAAGGTTGGTACGGCATCAACTTTCACCGTGGCGGCATCGGTCATGCTGTTGATAGTTGGTCAGCTGGTTGTTTAGTTGTTCCTGATGCGCGATGGTTCGAAGCTATCAAAATATTTCAGCCTAACCAACTTATTAACTTTACACTAATAGAATTATAGCATGTTAGTAATAAAAGCAAAGCATAAAACAAACGGTACTGAATACCAATTTACCCCCGCGCAATGGTATACCGAACAGCAAACAGGTAATTATAACTATCTCGGTACTATTCACGTATCAGAACCAGCGCAACCAATTCAAAGAGCTATTACACCACCTAAACGCGGCTGCGGCTGCGCAAATAAACGTAGATAATATGCCAAGATTTCACAAATTTGTAATTCAACTTGAATACAATGAAGAACCGTTAAAACTTGAGGAACTTCAAAAAGATTTTGATGAAGCTGTTAAAATTGAAGACTACAAAGCAGCGGCAAAAATCAAAAAACAAATAGATGAACATCTAAACACAAATAAAGAAACTGAATTTGTTCTTGAACTTGAAGACTATTGTTATATTGATCTTGATGAAGTAGCAACATTCTATAAATCTGAATGGGATGATGGCGAAAAATTTACTAAGGTTATTTTAAAAAGCGGTTTTGAATTGCCGCTAAGTATATCATTCGAAGATTTTACTAAATTTTTTTTTAACATAAACACACGTGAAAATGCTTGACAAATTTGTAGAAAAACTGGGTATTGAACCCGAACTAATTTCAAAATTAGAATCTAACGAAATTACATTAGATGAAGCCGTAACAGGTTATGTATCTAAAATTGAACGTACTGTACAGGAACGTTTAGGCAAACAGATTGAAGAAGCTAAAAGCGCTGAATTATTTGGTGCTGCATACGCAAAAACAGAAAAACAGATTGCTGATGCTTTTGCTATTGACTTAAAAAAATATGAAGCAATAGACAAAAAAGATAGATTTAAAACTATTGTTTCTGATTTGAAGAATAGCCAAGTCGAAATGATTGAAAAGCTAAAGCAAGAATATACATCTGCTGATGCGCAAAAGTTGCAACAGCTAACGCAGCAGTTAGAATTAGCCAATGCAAAGCTAAATGAAAAAGAAATGCTAATGCAGCAGGCTATTAAAGAAGAACAAGGTAAATTTCAAAGCTACATTAAAAATCAGCAAATAGATAAGGTCCGCGGTTCTTTAGTTGAATCTGTAAAAAATGCACGTTTAGCGCCTAAAGAAATGAGGGCCATTTTAGAAGCCGAAATACGTGAGCGCGGTTTTGATTTTGAAATTGATGGCGATTCTAACATATGGGTTAACAAAGATGGTAACCGCGTAAAGCATCCATCTAAACCAACAGAAAACCTAAAGTACGAAACGCTATTTGAAATTATTGCAGCTGAATATAATTTCGAAAAACAAAGTAACGGTGGGCAAACAAAAAGTTTTGAGATTGACGAAAAAACAAAAAGCGGTATTCACCCAGCGCGATTAAAATACATGCAAGATAATGGTTTAATTTAGTTTGTAAGTTTGGTTTAAAGTTTGTCAGGGCAGTTCGAAAGGGCTGCCTTTTTTAGTGCAAAATATTCTATAAAAAATTTATAAAATTATTTATTTTAAAACATCTTATCTTTGCAGTAACGACCTCTCACAAAAATAGGGTGCTGCGGCACAGAAAAAAAACAGAACGCAGGGCAGCGTGGAAATGCCTAATAAAAAACAATTTTTTATATTATTAAATTACAATAAATGTCAACTATAAAACTCGCTGATGCGTGGAAAATTATAGACATATCGCTAAATAATAATAGCGGCATGCGTTCTATGCCATCTCCAAACATCGGTCTTTTGCAATTGCTTGTTTCTGCTGCTAATAAGTCAGCATCTCAAGTAAAGCTCGGCAACGTACAAGCTGTTGAGCAAGGTAACGGTAAAGTGTACAAAGTTGCACGCCGTTTTTTTCCACGTCTTTCTGAATCTAACGCTACAAGTTTAGAATATTGCCCAACTGATGGTGATGTTGTTAAGCCGCTTTATGATGAAGTAGAAATTACTAACAAAACAGTTTCTCAAAAAATTAAAATTGATGATGAACTGATTCGTTGTATTAAAGAAAGCCGCGCTGATTATCAAAACAGCTATGTTAATGAAGTTCTTAGAAACCACATTAACAAGTTAGGTAAAGAAGTTGCAACGGTTGTTGCTAATAACGGTTTTATCGGTTCATTCGTTAAATGCGATTGCGCTTCACCTGCTGTTACTTCTAAGTCTTTGCCTTTGTTCCTTTCAAGTGGTTTAGGTATTAACCCTGTTGGTGAATCTATTTTAGATAGCGACCGCAAACAAGCTGAAATTGAACAGCAATTGATTCTTATCGGTGGTACTTTGTTGGACCAATACCGTAAAGCCCGCGCAATTGCAAGCGGTAATGATAACGGTTTTGACGCGTCACTACTTGACATCACACGTTCAATTTTCTACGATACTAACCTACCAGCTGCATTAGGTAATACCAACGAAATTATCGCAATGGCACCGGGTGCGCTTCAACTTGTAACTTACGCAAAGAACAAAGGTCAATTCACTTATGACTTTGAAGACCAAATGCGCACTACTGTTGTTGACCCTTGGTTAGGCATTGAGCATGATGTTGTTATGTCTTACGTTAAGTGTAATGATGAAATCGAACTTTACATCCAATTCGCTACTAACTGGGCGGTTGTTGG